TATAATAGTAGCAGTACGAAGCCAGCGTGGTGGCGGGCAACGTGAAGCCGTCGGGCAACGATGCCAATGATGTGCACGAAGCAAACATAGCATAGTAGCAGTTAGTAGTCAACGTGGTGGCGGGAAGCAACGGCATACTCACCAACGCCGTGCATTGATAGAACAAACGCGCCATTTCAATTGCGTTATTGTTCTGGCCGCCACGGAAAACAAGGCTTTGCACTGTGCCGCCAGCCTTCAAAGAACCCGTGCCAGCGAAAATCGAATACTTTGAATTTGCGTTGTTGCTTAAACGTGCGTTAGTGCCTCTGACGTAAACCTTCTCACCCTCGGCTAATTCGATTTCGTCAAACACGAACGTGCCGCCGCTTTCCTCATACTCCCAATCGTACCACGTTTGCCCGTCGGCTGAATACTGCAAGTCGGGCGCGGCGTCCAAGTTCGAGGTCATGTAAACCGTTGCACCGCCCGTGCCGCCCTCAAAGAACAGCAGACGCGGTGACGGCACAAACTTACCGACACCGGCCACACCGATGGGCGCGATGTACTGTTGCAGGAAATCGATATACCGTCCATAGTCGGCGCGGTACACTCTAACGGCGTTGATGCGTGCCGTGCGTCTGAGCAGTTCGGCGGCTTCGTCGGCTGCCGCCGCCGCTTTCTCTCCCACGCACGCGAGGCGGTAGGAATCGCCGCCAACGGTCGGGGTTTTGATAAAAATAAGATAGCAGCCTGGACTTCTCAAGTCCACGTTGCTCGAATTGCCGTACCAGAACGCGATGCCTCTTTCACGGCAGAATCTCGTCAAAATTTCTTTAACTGTCATAATTGCAATTATTTAAGGGTTTGTATTTCTATGTCATATATCTGTTTTTTCTTCGGGTTCGGGTTCGGTTTCTGGTTCGATCCACTCCACACAGCGCGCCGCCAACTCCTTGACGGTGGTACGCATACACACCCAGCACACATTTTCCGCAAAATCGTCGTAACCATACGTATAACGCGGTTCTGACGCTTGCAGGGTGTTTCCATTGTTCAGGGTGTCGAAAACGCTTTCAGCGGCTTCTTTGAGCGTCTGCTGCTTATCCAGCACGTCACGCGGAGAGAAGTCGAAGTCGCACAAAGACGCAAAATAAATACCGATGTCGGCACGCTCACGCCCTTCGTACACCTCTGAAGCGGTGATGAGGTACACGTAGCAGACAACTCCGTCAGAAGACGCGCCGAAATCCGCATCCGTCAACGCTTCGTTGATGTGGTTCGGGTTGCCGTACAATGTCGCGTAGCCCGCGTTTTCCGCTATTGTCAGTATGTTTTTTACAATGTTCATCGCAAATATATTTTCTTCACAATCCACGCGGCAAAAATAAGCAAAAAACAAACAACAACACCAGCGGCGAACCATTTGCCGCCGTTTTTCTTGCATTCGCTCTGCATAACCACGGTGTCCTTGACGATTAGCGTGTCCGAATTTCGCAAAGTGTCACGGTAAATGGTGTAGAAATAGCGTTTTTCGACCTGCTTTTCCTTGATTGTCACCGTGTCGCCGCGCTTTTCGATGTAAAAAGTGTCCGTGCAGTCAACGTAAATGCTGTCCCGCTGGTAAACATACTTGTATTCGGTATGCACCGCTGCGCTCTTGGTTGATCTGCACCCGCTAACGGCCGCGATGAGCAGCAAACTCAGAAGCAACGCTCTGGTTGTAGGCCACAACCGCGTCGTTGTATTGGCTTTTCCTTGCAATCTTGTACTCATATATCGTCAGATTTTGCGCGTCCTCCAATCCGTGAAGCGTGTAGCAGCTTTTGAGCGTCCACAACACCGCCTCCTCCATGTTCCCCGATTTCATCCCCTTTTCCAATTTCCGCTGTGCTGGTGTCTGCGGCGGCTGCGTTTCCTCCATAAATTTTGTGAACGCCTTGAGACCGTCCGAAAGCGTGTTGAGTATCCCGCACCATTCCTTCACGGTGACAGTCTCCCGTTGTGGTCTCAGTTCGTCGGGAACATTTCCAGCTATCAACTGCAAAAGCGTCCGCACGTTCAGAGTGTCGAACAGTATAACGCCGCTGCGCTCTGTGACGCGCTCCAACAACGCCTGCATTCTTTCAGGATAGCACTCAAAGAACGGGGCTACACCAGCCCAAGGTTCGGACAACCTTACTGAAAACTCAACCTTTCTCCCCATCTTGTTCGGCTTTCACGAAATAGGTGTTACGGATAATCGGATGCAGCTTTCCGACCTCCAAATTCGAGAGTGTGTTTTCACCGTACAGCGTTTTCCCATGTTTGAATGACATACGCGGACGCTTGAACTTGTATCCGTCACGTGAAACGGCGGCGGGTTTCGGTTCTTCCACTTCTTTTTTCGGCTGCAACGCCTCATACATCGCCGCCAACGCCTTGTCGTAGCACGCGCGGCAGCCCTTGTTGATTTTCACATTAACCCCCGATTCTTCCACGGCGGCTTCGATCTCTTGTTTCTCGGATTGGGAAAGTCTGTCTTTCGCTATTAATTCTTCGATTCTTTCTTTTGTCATAATTGATTGATTTTCAGTTAAAAGCAAAAGGGCGGTTTTTGGAGACCGCCCCTCTGCCATACAAAATTAAACCTTTGTTAAACCTATGAAAAAACGTGATGCCTCAGCCCTTACGGAACCAAAGCCAATAAAGTGTCAAACGCAGCCTTTGTTGTTGCGTAGTCGGTATCCAAGAACGCAATCTCTGCCGAAGGTTCGGAACAACCCATCGTCATAAGCCAGTAGCCAGTATCTTCGTTCTGCTCTTGGGCGGTAGCCACCAACCCCGTCTGCATACCGATTAACTGGAACGAACCGTCTCCGCGATGGTCTTTGCGTTGCAACAGAATGACGTATTGCCCGCCCTTCAATGGTTCGACAACATCCATTGCAGCCTCGCCGCCGATGCCTTCAAAATAAAATTGCACCGTTTTGTCGTATCTGTTGTTGTCGCTGTTGAATACCGTTGTAGTACCGTTGAACGGAAGAGGGTTCGATCGGCTGTTGTAAATTACAAAAGGTGTCGCACCCGAAGCCATCGCAAGGGTCTTTACAATTCGCGGGTTTGAACTGTCATACGTGACCGCCGTCCAGTCAATGTCGGAACGGTTGAAAATTAGCCCGATTTGCTCATAACCCTGCACGCGCGGGTTGTCGCAGTCGGTGCTGATATTGTCAGCCAGCACACCCAAACACGGGGTGAAGGTTGCCAGCATGAAAGTACTTTGCGCGTCAGCGGTGACGAAGCAAAGAACCAAAGCCACCAAACCCAAAATGGTGGCAAACAAATATTTGCTACTCTTTTTCATTTTCTTGTTTTTTTTGATTTCTTGTGATTCTGTTTTGGCAGGACAAATCGTAACATATATAGGGTCTGATACTTGCAACCTCCGAGCGAAGGTCTGCGACCTCATCACGAAGCGCGGCGACCTCTGTGTCGTTTTCCTCTCGTTCGCTCTTTTGCTCACGATAAAGTTTTTCCCACTCGGCAGCCAGCGCTGCAGCGTTTGCGATTTCCATTCCTGACTTTTTTTGTGAATAGAACAGAAAACCACCACCGCCGACTATCAAAGCCATAAATGCTATTAAATTTGTCCAATCCATAACTAATTGAATAATTGTGTTTTATACCAAATACCGCATACGTCGGCTGGTTTCCCGCTCTCTGTGCGCTGCTTTGAAACTTCTTTTAATGCAACCGCCGCGTCAGCCTTCGCCGCTTCCATCTCTCTCAGATGGTCGCCATACTCAAACCGTTTGCGCTCGCCGCCCGTGCGGGTGCCGAACTCAACCGTTTGCAGATACTTAACGAATGTCAGCGCGTTCCATGCCTTGTCTATGGCCGAACCCGCAGCGGCCGCAGTCACCGCCGATTCGGTGACGTAGGCCAGCAGGTAGGAATCGCGCACGATGGCGGCGCAACGTGAAACGATGGCATCGTCAGCGTTGGCCGTCATGCGGTAACCCGCAGCGCGTAGTGTGGTTTTGGTGGGTGTAGCCATTGTTATCCAACCTCGACAAGTGCAACATAGTTGTTGGGAACGATGCAGCCGCCGCCGATGAGAATCTCCATCAGATATTCGTTTTGGTTGTACGCCAAATTGAAGTCGGTGAATTGGTCGGGACGGCGTTGGCCGACTAACTTGTAATCGCTCGGACGCATGAAGTGGACACCCGTCCACGTTGCGCTCGGTGTCGTCGGGACGTAGGTGGACTTATTGAACACGATTTCCTCAACGCCGAAATACGCCAGCACTTGGTCGTGGGTCGGGGTCGTGTTGTATTCGGTCCGCAAGCCGCTTTTGACTTGCAGATACATAGAAGGCGACATGATGGCGATTGCGCCGTCAACGTCCTCCATGTAGGCCAAAGCCTCGAAAATGCCTACTTCGGATTGAATAGCAACCTCTTTCGGCGCGTTGAAAGGAGCCGTGCCGGTCACGATGTAATTTTCAATCGTGGTGAGCAGGCGGTCAAGCAGCTCGCGGGTGACGTAACGCATGAGCACGTCGCCGGCGTCGCGGCTCTCCATCTCCACAATGCGATCGAGTTTGAGATACTTGTAAACCAGGTCGGGACGGATTTCGATTTTCTCAAACTCAAGTTCCTGCTCGGTCTTCTGCGTTCCGCGTTCGTGGACGTTGGCCATGTCGTTGCCGGTCTCCCACAACGCCTTGAAACAAGGCAGACCCGTCCAGTCCACCAGCTCCAGCAGTCTGTGACGCTTGCCGACAAACTGGTCGTTGATTTCGTTCACGATGAACGCGGGCATGAAATCGGCGATGTTATCGTCGTCGATGTTGTTTTTGACGTGCTTTTTGAGCAACTCGCGGAAGTTCTGTTTGAACTCCTTGCCGTTGCGGCTGATCTGCACGCAGCGCTGGAATTCCACGGCGAAGGCTTTAGAATTCACCACCTTCTTGACTTGGTTTGCGGTCTCCTCGCCAGCCTTCAGGCGGTTTTCCATCGCGTCGAGACGGCTCATCATTTCGCGCATCTGCGCAAGCATCTGCTCTGTTTTGTCATCGGTTCCGTCAGCGGAATCTGCCTCTAACTGTTTGAGGTCATCAACAAGCTGTTGCAGCTCGGTGATTCTTTCCTCGATTTCGCGGCGTGCGTCGTCGCTGATAGCGTTCACCGCCGCTTTCTTGTGGCTCTCAATCTGATTGTTGAGAAACTCGATTCTTTTTTTAAAATCAATTTTTTTCATTTTGTTGAAAATTTGTTTGTTATACTCTTTTTATCGTTAATCCCTTGCGGCGGGTTACGCTCGCAGCCTCAACGCATCCTGGCGGGTTACGCCCAGCCGTCCAGGCTGTTGTCGGGGTTCACTTCATTATCAATCGGGTCTTCAGTGTGCTGGATAGGTTCATTTTGGCTGAACCCTTTGAAAATGGTGTTCACGGTCTGCAACTTAGCGCCCGTGTCGGCAGGGTTCACCACCAGTGCCGCGTGCATCAATGCAAACTCCGTTATTTTCAACGTGTCCGTTTCGGGGTCGTATTCGCCGTCCTCAACCCATCCCGCGTTGCTGAATCCTTGCAGGATCCCCGCCTCGATATACGCTTTTATAAGGTTGTAGTAGTAGGCGGCTTTCGGAACGAATCCCACGATTTCAACCCCGCTGTCTGTCTTTGTCATACTCTTGACATATCCGCAGACGTCCCGTATGTCTCTGTCATTATGCAGCAAGCACAACGCCACATTGAGACTGTTTTTGATGAAGTAATCATCCACGAATTTGTCGTAACTGGTTGAGGTGAACACGCCGCCGTTTTCGTTTCGGACATCGAAGACGGTCAGCATCCCCTTGACCTCAAAGCCGATTTCGTTCCCGGATTCGTCACGGACAATGCGCACTTTGCCCGTTCCGTTGTCGTTGGCTTGAAACGTGGCGAAATTCGTGATGTAACATTTTTGTTTCTTTCCCATATTGTTATAAACTTTCTATCAAATCGTTAATTCTTTTGTCTATCAACTCCGATTTTTCAGGCATTTCCGTTCGCAGTTCGCGCCACATCTTCAATTCTTCCCTTGCTTTCTCCTTTTCCTTCTGTTGCGCCTCCTGCAATGCAGGAACGCCGACAATGTCAAACCAAAAATCATTTTTCGCCGGGTATTGTATTTTTTTTGAGTTGATGCGGATCTGCTCGTAGCATCTGTGAGCGGATTCGGTGAACAGTGCCGCCCACGCGCTCACGCAGTTTGTGTACATGTCCAATTCTGCCTCGTTGCGGTTGGCATACGTTGCATTGTCAAAGTAGGCGTGTAACTCTTTGGGTATGTTCATAAACTGCAACACGGAAGCCATTGCCGCCTTCCGTTTGTCGTTCAATTCCAATTCTTTGATTGGCAGGTCAATGCGCTGGAACTTCACGGGCTGTTTGGTGATGAGCATAGCCCAACGACCGAAACGCACCCCGTAGCGTTTGTGATACTCCTTTTGTATTTCCTCCCGCCCTTCGTCATCCAAATAGCCGTCGGTGCGCGCGCTGTTCTCAGGTGAAAGAATACCCATCGCGCCGTAATTGTATATCAAATTCAGGTCGGAATCGTTCACTGTGTCAAGCATATCCAAGTGAGAGCGCAGGAACTGCAAGCGCGTTTTGCCCGCGGCCTTGTAAACATCGTCAACAATCCACACCACCTCGCAGTCGCGCGGGTCGTATCTTCTGTCCTCGCAGCCCTGCATCCCGACCACCCACGGGCGGAACGGGTCGGAAATGTCGAAGCCGACGCGCCCCTCCTCCATGAACTGACGCAAAATAAACAAGCGGTTTTCGGTGATGAGCCTAAAAAGCGCGTCAATGGTCTGGAACTCTATTTCGGAATGATAGACAACGTGTGCCATGCGGTCTGTTATCATCTTTTCCGCGCTCATCAAATCGCACTCGGCAAAAGGCCGAACGCCGCGCGTGCCGCCCCACTCCAGCCAGTCAATACCAGCCACAACGGGCGCGTGTTTGCGCACGTTGTAGAACTCAAAATTGTATTTTCCTATCTTGAACCGCATAGCTTTGTTTTAACGCTGCAAAAATACAAAATTATTTTTCAAAAACACACAGTCTTTGTTTTTTCGTTTTTTTCGCGCCACACAGCCGCCATTTGGCTCGATATTGTCTCCGCTTGCGCTGGTGTTGCCTTCGATTGTTTCAAACGTTTTTCCGCCGCCGTTTAAGACGTTTTCCACGATACCGATATGGTAGGGTTTGCCGTCTTTCATATACAAAACGAAATCACCCTTCTCTGGTTGGCTGCTCGTTCGGTTGTGTGCCTTGTAAGCCGTCAGCCACGCCTGGCATCCTGCAAAGTAGGTGAGCGGGTTGCCGTTGTTCACCTGCTCGCTCACCCATCTCCGCGCCTCAGCGTCAACGGTCATTGAGTTAGGCTGCACGCTGCAATCCTGCCGCCCAGCCTTCATCTCATACAGAACGGCCAAAACGAACATACAGCACCACGCGTAACCGTCTTTAACGCGTCTGTCCGCTCCGAATATCACCATGTCAGCCAAACGACCGAAGCGCGTCCAATTGGCGCGACCCGCGCCGCTCTCCTTGCGTTCGTAATAGTCGTAGCACTGCAAACCCTTTTCCAAGTAGCCGACCCAAGATGCGGCCACCTGCAACATCAATTTTTTTTCTTCGTCTGTCATATTCTGTAAATTCTTTCGTTAGCAATGCTACAATATTCCGCATTCGTTTCAAAGCCGATAAAGTTGCGTCCGGTATTGACAGCAGCCACGGCGGTTGTTCCGCTGCCAATGCAGTTGTCAAGAACAGTATCTCCTTCGTTGGTATAGGTCTTAATCAAATACTCGCATAGTGCAACAGGCTTTTTCGTAGGGTGCTTTACGACTCTTTTGGTATCTCCAAACAGCGCACCGTTCCAGTTGCAAACTTGAATGATTGTTCCAGGGAATCGGGTGCCGTTATCAACATACCTGTAGTTTTCTGCTGACACTTTATTGCAAGTTCCAACAAAATTTCCTTTGGTGACTGCAAAATCGCTGTTTTTCCGAACTCGCCCCGTTGCGGTACCCACCTGTTTTTTTTTGAGGATTGAAGGTAGGTTGCTTTCTATAAAACACAAGAATGTTCTCGTGGCTTTTCATAGGTCGCCTGTGCGCATCATAGAAGTTGGTTTTAGTCACTTTGTCCCAAATTATCTCATACTTGAACATTTTGCGGTTCGAGTTGATAAGATCGGTGGTGAAGGGTTGTGAACTGAACAGGACGATAGCCGCGTTAGTTTTGCATACTCTCAACCATTGATTCCATAATTTATCTAACGGGAGACAAATGTCCCATTTCAACTGTGTTGTGCCGTATGGCAAGTCGCATAGCACCATGTCCACACTTCCGTCCGGGATGCGCTTCATTCCTTCCAAACAGTCTTCGTTATAAATTTTATTTAATTCTATCATAATTTCAAAAGTTTTTCAAATGCCATCACCACGTTATCCAGCAGGTCATCGTGTATGTTGTCGCCACTCACGGGGAACGTGTCGAACTCCGTCAGCAACTCCCCGACCGTCTGCGGGTTGCACGCGGCAAAAATACGAAAATAATTCATTATGTCATCCTTTTGCACCGTTGCGCGGCTGTACTTGTCATTCTGCGTTGAGAAACCGACCAAAGACTTAACGCCGTGCTTCTGGCGCAGCTTGTTGCAGATGTCGCCGCCCGCGCCGTTGGTTTCAATGTAGGCGATTGAGTACGGCCGCGCCTTGATCCAAGCGGCGACCTCCTCCAGCGTGTAAGTCTGTTTTGCGAACATATCGCGCAATGTTATGATACCGCGGTCGATGTTGTACCAGCCTGCGACGAAGTAGTCAGAGCCGTAATCCGTTGACGGATCAATAATAATAAAATCTTTGCCGCCTTCGCGTTCTGACACCCTTTCAGGGTCGAATCCTTCAAAGATGCGCACTTTGCCGCGCTCCGTGGGTGTCTGCTGGTACTGGGAATTCCAAACGCCATCCGAAACGTGCGCCCGCTCGCGCTCCAGCTCCTCAGTCGTTTTCCACGCCTCACACACTGACCGCCCGTCCACCATCGCGGGCAAAACGTAACTTTGAGCGTCTGGCCACATACTGAACCAGTCGTTAACCGTCCACCTCGTCCCGACGTTCAATATCTTCTTTTTGCCTTCCAACCGACCGAGTAGCACGGATTCTTTGAACGTCTTTAGTCTCCTTTCGTATGCTGGCGACATGGCCTCCAGCATATTCTTCGCCGTGTCGTCAATGATTGCAAGGTCGAAACCAAATCCCGTGATGCCGCCGTCAATGCCGACCGCCGCGTGGCTGTCCTGCTCCAAACCTTGAAACCTCCACCGCTGCCGCGTGCCTGTTATCAACGGCGCGTGTCCGGTGACCGATTCAAAGAAGCGTTCGTATTGCGAACGAACCTGCGTTCCAAGTGTCTCCGCAAGGTCGGCTGAATACGAAGCCCGCAGGATTCGGTTATGCGGGTCGTGAAGATAAATCCAAGAAGAAAAAGCCGTTGCGGTTAACGATTTACCGAAGCGGGTGGGCATGGAGACGTTCAACTCATCGCCGCAGCGTCCGTTGTTCCACCAATCACCCATGACGGCGGCGACCTCAAGGAGTTGAGGCCGTTCCGCTGTCATTTGCGGCCATATCCTACGTAGATAATCGGGAAACGCCATTAAATATCTGCCTCCTTCATCAACTTGGCAAGGGTCTCGGCCTCATCAATGCCTGTGGATATGTTAAGCCGCTCGGATAGCTCGCCAATCATTTTGTAAACAAGTTCGGCAGCCTTCACTCTGTCCTTTCCGCTCTTGGATTTCGCCGCCCGTATCAAGTTCAACACTATTTCATCGGCTTGGGTCGCACCATCTCCGAGTTCGCTGTCGTTTGTGTCGCTTGCCGGCATTGCCAAAAACTTACGGAACAAGGCAGCCTGCCTGCGTGCTTCACCGCTGGCGATACCGCCAGCGCGGCCGTTCTTCGCGGCTTCTTCACGGCTTTGTTGGCTGCTGAATTGATGCGGTATAATGTTTTCTTCGTTCATCGTCTCAACTTTTCGGCAAAAATACACTTTTCACGGAAACAATTTAAAAAGGTAAGTTTTTTCGCGCTTACCTTGAATTTTCAAAGTCAACTAATTGAATTATAGTGCGTTGCGCGATTATTATAAAAATCGAAAAAAAAACCAAAACTATATATATAAAAACAATACACACTACACAATATACTTATAATAATTATAATATTTATAATAATAATAATAATAATATAATATATACCATTGAAATTCAATAAGTTGAGTAGAAAATAAAAAAGGTAAGTTTTTAGTATAAATTCGCATCTACTCCAAAAACTTACCTTGAAATTTACACAGTTTCAGACAAAATATGTAATTCGCCATTGAAGCGCTCGTTCAGTCTTTTCAGCTGCTCATGGAACGCTGGCGACATCGAGCGGCGTTGGATGATCCGTTCCCGTTCCCGTTCCCGTTCCCGTTCCCGTTCCCGTTCCCGTTCCCGTTCCCGTTCCCGTTCCCGTTCCCGTTCCAAGTCTTCTATGATGGAAGTCGCCGCCATTAAGCCGCCGCCGAATGGTTTGTCTTGGTTCGCCAAAAAATGAACAGCCTCGGCTGGTATTGATATGTTCATTCTTTTTGAAACGTACTTTTTGAGCAGTGCCGACGATATAACCTCCTTGGGGTATTCGATGACGGCCTTCGATTTGCCGGGCTGCTTGTTGGCTTCCTGGAACATGGTGTCAAGGATTCCGGCCAGCACGATCTTCTCGCCGTCTTTGCGTATGTTCGTGACAAACCAGACATTCACGTTCGCGCCGTTCTCGAATGTTATCGACTTGTTGACAATGTGGTATGTAAGGTCGCCGCAGGTGTTCGCTTGGAACATCGTAAGGCCGTTGCAGAACAGAAAGAAATCTATTTTGTTGAGTTTGTAAAACCTCAGTATCTGCGACATTATGGAAAACGGCGGGTTATCGATGACGATGCAGCCGGGAGGGTATTCGTGGCGCTCATAGTCGCCACCCGGCCAGAACGGGCGCACGATTTCGCGCCCCGCCAGCGGGGTGACGTATTTGTCAACATACGATATCACTGCGTCGTAAACGGGCGCGGGCGTGTAGCAGTCGTCGGTGGTCTTCTTCGGTTTGAATTTCTCCTCAAAACCTTCGTAATCGGTGAGTTTTAATTGTCGCTTGTTCATTCCTCGCCTCCTTCCTTGATGCCGTACAGCGGTTTCAGTTTCTCAATCAAAGGCCGGAAGTTTCGCAGGAACGCGTCGCGGAGTTCTTCGGATTTGAAAATTAAAATACACGGCCAACCTTTTGTCGTATTCTTTACGATTTTATTGTTATCAAATTCGATTGAGAACTTTGTATCTGCCGTTTTATAATCCGGCACCCAGTCACCGTTGTAGCACTCGCGCAGCTGTATGAGCTGGCACAACGCAAGCACGGCCTCGGCAGTGGCGCGGTCGGGAAGTATATTGGCGTCGCTAAAAAATCTAACCTTTTCTCCTTCATCAAATTGAGGGTTGTCTTTTGCTTTCAGAAGAACAGACGAAGTAGTAATACGAAATTCTCCTTCTTTTATCGGGAACATCTTGCAAAACTCCTCCCACGATTTCGGGAGTTGCGGCTCTTTCTCCTTGAACGTCACGACCACCGCGCCGTCCAGCGTTTCGATTCTTTCAACCTCGCATCCTGCGGGGATTTCGATTTTTATTTCTTTCATTGCTTTAAAATTTTCGTGAATGTTTCAAAATTATGAATAAAAAATATGATTTCGGGGTGTTTGGCTTTCCACGTCAGCTGCTCGGGGCGGATGTGCGCCGTGGCCGACCTTTTGAACTCCACCATGATGAACCGCCCGTCGCGTGACAGGAACGAATAGTCGGGGATCCCCTTGTTGCCGTTGTTCTCGTTCTTCCAGCAGTCCCAGCCGTGCGCCCTCGCGTAAGCAGCGCACCGCTTTTCAAGTTCGCGCTCTTCGTGTTTCATGACATTTCAATTTTATAGTCTTTGACAGACACGCCGAGTTCTTTTGCCTCTCTGAATCTTATATCGTCATCGTCTACATGCTCTATACATTCAGGCTCTAAATCATACCACATGTACGAGTCATATTGTAAGAATATTCTCGCCTCTTTGTCGAGCGTATTCAGGTATTCAATCAATTCTTTGATTTTCATTTTGTGACGGCCTCCACCCGTCTGTTTGTCGTTTGTTTTTTTCGCAAAATTTTTAAAATACCTTCGTCCACCGTTTTCTCGGCGACTAAATAATACACCTGCACGGGATTTAATTGCCCCGTTCGGTGCAGCCGTGCGTTGGCCTGCGCGAAATACTCATAATTGTAGGTCAATTCAAGCCACAGAACGATGTGGCCTCCAGCCTGCAAGTTGAGGCCGTGCCCAGCGCTGGCGGGGTTAGCTACCAGCACATCCAATTGCCGCGCGTTCCATTGAGCAAGCCAGTCGAGGCTTGATCCTTTGATGCTGGCGAAACGCAAACCCGCTTTCTGCATTTCCTCGCCAAGCCACAAGGCCGTTTCGCGGTAGTTGTAGAACAGCAGCACACTTTCGCCCTCGGCGGCGGCGCGGCGGCAGAACTCCACGGCGGCGGCAATCTTAGACCCGCCGCCCTGAATCCTCACCACACCGCTGTCGCTCACATCTTTGTCATTGTCATATACAAACCCGCTGCAAAGGGTCTGTATCTTGGCGAACCGCCCTCTTTCGTCCACGGTGAAGTCTTCGAGGCTGTCGGGAAGTTCAAAATGCAGCGTCGCCACGAGGTCGTCATACGCCGTGCGCTCCGACTTTGACAATTCCACGGGCAGCGTTTCTTCCTGCATTGGCGGTAATTTCAGATAATCTTCCGTTGTAAGTGTAAGAATGTTAGGAAGATACGGCTGCAACACCTCATCTTCAGTGACGCCTGCCCGCAGCACCCATTTCGGAAACGACACCGCGCGGCCTTGGTTTATGTTCGTGAACCACCGCCCGCGCCATGCGTAATAGTCGCGCTCGTCGGGTGATGCGATGTTCAGTACCGCTAACTGGGCGTAAGTGTCAAGCAATCCGTTGGGCGCGAAAGTCCCCGTCAATCCAATCCGGCGCGTTGCCTTGACGGATAACACCGCCTTTGTGCGCTGGCTTTTCATGTTCTTGAATGATGTAAGTTCGTCAATCACAAGTATGTCGAACTCGCGGTTCTCGAACAATCCCACGTTGTCGCGGCTCACCAATTTTATCGGCGCGCTGCCGTTTGCTGCCTCCTTGTTTTTTGCGGTGATTAGTTCCATATTCGCCCGCAGTTTCCACAGCTCCCATTTCTCGGCCTCCTGCATCCACACGGTTTCGATGACGCGCTTCGGGGCAACAATCAAAGCCGTGAACGCGGGATATAGGCGGCGCGTGTAGTCGAGGAAATGCAGCACGGCGGCGGTCTTTCCCAATCCCATCCCGACTGAAAGGCAGCAATTAGGAACGCGGCACAACTCGTTGGCTATTCTCTTTTGGTAGTCTCTTAGTTCCATAACATCCTTTTGTTTATAAATAAATTTAATAAGGTAATTCGTTTTCGTCCGCTGGCGCGGTCCGCTGCTGCTGTTGCTCTGCATCCTGAACCGCGTTCTGGATCGTTTGTTTCAGTTCGGAAATATTGTAGTATTTTCGTGTTCCGCTCTGTTTAGGCTCCCCGAACGCGCGGGCGACTGCATCCTTCACGATGTTCGTGTTTTTGCGCACGTCGTAGGTTGTGGTGATGAAAGCAGAAAAGAACTTCGGGAAGCTGACTTGGTAGCGGTTAATCGGCGCGATGGTTTTGCCTTGCGCGATGGCCGCCGCAAGTCTGTTGTCGCAGTCCTGCTCGTAGCGTTCAATTTCGTTGTAAAAGTCAGGCGAAAGAAACGCGCTCACAAGGTCGTCGATGTTTATTCCGATTTCCCCCTTGACTTTCGGCATCGTGTCGCGGTACCATCCGGCAACATCCTCAACATCGGGAGCGTTCACGATGTACGCCCGCCAAAGGTCGAACAGCCTTTCATAGCTGACGTATTCGGGTTTCTGCAGCCTGATTTCAAACAAACGCCGCTCGCTCTCATCGTTCACGACGCTTGAAATGTCGTTGTTGCTGGTGAAGATATAATTGCGCGTGCAGGGTATCGTGTATTTCCCGCCGAATTTCACCTCAACGTCCACGGTGTCGGATGTCAGCGCGGTTTTGAACTTGCCGTAATACTTGGCCGTTGATTTACCGCCGCTGAAAGCCTCATCCATGACGACGCACGCGAATCGCGTGGCCTTCGGGCGGGCGAAGTTGTTGAACTGCAACTCGGTGGGGATGTCGCTCATGAAGTCCCCGCGCCGCGCCTCCATCCATGACGTGCAGCCGTTCAGGATTCCGGCTATGATCTTTGCGACCGTGGTCTTGCCAGTCATCTTCTCGTTGCTCCAGATGTAGAGGGCGCGGTTCAGGGCGGGGTCAGATTCGTCGCTCCGTGTTTGGCAAACAAAGTAATGCAATGCGTTCAAATCGTCAGCGGAAAGGCGGTAAATCCGCGCGATTTCCTTTTGCGCGGCTAAGTATTCATTTTCGGATTTTTCTCCCGAAAAAACGACGTTTCTGCGCCTTGTGATTTCCTTCCGCTCGTAGTGTTGCAGCCACAGACCTTCCGCTTTCGCCGTCATGGTCTTGGTGATGTCTGCGGCTGTGCAGATTCGCTGCGCCCTTTGCAGCAGGATTTTGGCCGCTGGGTTGCTCTGCTGCGTCAGCTTGTTGCAAAGGTATCGGTCTGTCGCCACTGTGAACCAAGCGTCTGTATAGGCTTCCGCTAATTCGCGGCAGCTTGTGAAGTCCAACTCGCGCAACACCCCGTCCACGTCCGGCGGCGTCAGCTTCATCACCTCCACTGTCAGGATTGACGGTTTGTCCGCGTTGCTGGTTTTGTCCGCATATAAATCATTATAATTCATAGGGTTGTCGGTTTGTCTTGATTAAATCCTCAGTGATATCCCATATATCGAAGCCGTCTGGAAGTCTGTGCCGTTCTTTCAACGGTTCGATGTCGATGCAACGCCAGCCGTAAGCGTCGGCGGTGCGTTTCCAGTTCCAGTATTGGCCGTGGTCGGGAACGAGCGTCACGTCGCGCCCGATTAAGGGCATAAGGTCGATCGCGCCCTTCAACATCTGCGAACCTCCGCACGCCAGCCAAACGCGATCGAGCATCGGTTTACGGTCCGTCGCGGACATCAGCACGGCGGTCTTCTCAGCCTCCACAACGTACACTTTCGCGTTCGGGTATTGGTTGAGCAGGTGCTGGCCGAAAAAGCATTGTTTCAGCTCCTTGCCAGCTGTGTATTTCGCCACGGTCGGGGATTTGTGCAGCCACCACACGGGAAGCCCGCCGTCCTCCACCTTGACGCGGTGGCCGTCTTTGCCGTATAGGATTGCTTTTGCTGTTCTCATATATTCGCCGTCGTACTGCGGATATATGGTTTCTCCGTGCGAACCCGTTGTGCATTTATAATCAAACATAGCCTGTGCAAGCAATTTATCACCAATTAGTCCGCGATATGCGTTGTACAAGGAATCCTGCGGTGTAATGTACGCTTCCGGCATCGGTATCAAAATCGGTTCTTTTTTCGGTTCGGGTTCCCTGCGAACCAGCACCGCTCCCGTGTCAATCGGTTTGTCGGGATAGCGGAAATATCCGCACGATGTCTCGCGGTCGCAGCGTCCGTACTCCGCGCCCGCCTTCGTCTTGCCGTCGGCGGTCAGCACAAACGGCACAAAACGCATTTTCCCGCAGTTCGGGCAGCGTTCCTTTTTGCCGCCTTTTCGCAGCATCCATTTATAAGTTCCCATTTTCGGCCTCCTTTGTAAAGTCTTCCATCTTGATATTTACGCCTTTTTCAACCTGAAGCCAGCGCATCAATTTGATGAACTTCTCGCTGATTTGCGGCTTGCATCTGCCCGCCGCCCAGTTGCTCACCATCTGCGTCGGGATCCCTGATGCTTCGCGGCAGGCGTAGAACGTAACGCCCGAGTCTTTCAATTTCTTTCCGAATATTGTCATTTTTGATTGATTTTTGTTTGATGAAAGCCAGCCGTCAGCAACGGCGGCTGGCGGTGATTGGTTAAAACGGAAGGCCGTTGTCGCGCGGCGCGAACAAATCATTAGGAGGCGGCGGCGGGAAGCCTATGTTTCCGCTTGGCTGTTGTTGCGGTTGCTGTTGCTGTTGCGGCTGCTGTTGCGGCTGGTACATCGGCGGCATCGCGGAACCCATGCCCGCACCGGGCAGCTGTTGTTGCGGCTGTGAGGCGACAACGGGAGCTGCGTCCGCCATCGCCTGAAACGGGTTTGTGACAACCTCTCTGAACTGGATGGCATCAACCCAGAATCCGCGGGGCGATTTCGGGTTTGCCGGGTCTCCAGCCAATTCCGTGTATTGGATAATACATTCATATTGCCGTCCGTCCAAATCTGCGTTGTTGGGCTTTCCGACTTGTTGCGCCTGCTCGTTGAACCAGCGGCAACGCGGCGAAATTTTGAACGTAACCCTCAGGCGGTTGTTGCCGTTGCTGTCCTGATATGGTTTCGCGTGGTTGATGAACTGAACGGCGGCGGTGTCCGAGGCAGCAAAGGTCACTCCAAAGGAGATGTTGTCCTCCTCGCCTTTCAATTTCCAATTTTCGCGGGCGATGCGATCGTTGAAGACTTTCACGTCGAACCAGCCCGTCAGGTTCTGCGTCATTTTGAACTCTCTTGCCATAATTTTATTTATTTTGGGGTTTGAAATTAGCGTTAAAAGCGTTGTCAAGCGCAACGCAGCAGCGTCCGTAATATTCGGGTATCGCCTGAGTGTCCTCAACCATCACCGTCGGCACGCTGCACTCCATCTCGAATCGCACGCTTTGGTAGTTGCCCAAGTTATAGGTCTTGGAAACGGTGATTTTTTCAACTGTGATTAATTCTTTTTCTGCCATGATTCTATTGTTTTGAAAAATACATTTATGTTAATTTCATTGTACTTTGCGGATTCGTCTTTGAATAAGTGCAGGTTTGAGCACATACATCCTTTTTCCGTATAGTCGCGCGGCTGTGAATAGACGTTCAGCGCGATGACGCCGTCTGAATTCATAACGATGTGTAGTGCTTTCACACCTTCCATCTGCGCCGCTTTCTGTGCTATTTCAAGCAGTCCCAAGTCGTTAATCATTGTCGGCCTCCTCTCTCGTTTCAGGTTTGCTGAATTTCAGATACGCGGCTTTCTTGCTCAGCTTGGTACGGAATGAGGCGTACAAGTCCGGGTATTCCTTCTGGAATGCTTTTGCGTCGAAGTCCAGACGCTCCACCGCTCCGATACGAACCACCGTAACGTCGTCGCTGCCTATCTTGGTTATCTCGTTGGATTCCATCCATTCGTTGATAATAGCTTTCTGCTCGTCCATCAATACTTCGATTTCTGCTGCTTTTGTCTTCAATTCCGCATATTTTCTCATGGATTCGAAGATAGTGGGCGGCAGCGCGGGCGCGTAGACCTCCGTGATTTTCAAGTTGAGGGTCTGGAATCTTCCGTCTATGAGCAGAAGCGCGTCTCGCAACGCCTTCACGATTTCTTCGTCTTTCGGCACGTCCATAGCGCAACGCCCTTCCTCTGTGTCGCAGTGCAGGGTCACGGCGGCGGCTCCCAGCATATAGTACCACTGAAGCTGTGCGATGTGGTGTTTCCTCAGTTCGCGGCAGTTGTAAGCCCTCGACCACTTCAGCTCCTTCACCGTGTCGGTCACCACATCGAAGAAGTCGGCGTGGGCGAAAACACGGAAATTGACGTATTTACAGCCGCTGTTGTCCTCCATGAAGTGTTCGCGTATCCAGTTGTCCTCAAGGTGCGCTGCCATCTCGTTCTCGAACTCGTGGCCGGCTTCCGTGGCGGCGTTGCTGAATTCCGGGCGGCGTTCAACGCCTTTCAGTTGCAGGATTCTGTGTTTCTGGCTCGTTGTCAGCTCCAAGCCCGCTTTGATTCTTTCGGCGATGTCAAGCACCATTTTGGCGTCGCTGCCACCGAACCCGCCGACGCGGGTGTCCCGAATCTCTTGTTGATGTTGTTGTCTTTCCATTTTGATTTGATTTTTAAGGTGATTAATAATTAATTGCTTCTTGTTTATTGATAAAAAAATGGATCCCGTGTGAACATTCGTTCCATCTGTCGTCGTCGAAGCCGTCAGGATATACCATTTCTCCAACTTTATAGGTTGTTTCGACATAGTTCTCGTTGGTTACTTCTGTGTAATTCTCCGTCTCGTCAAGATTGGTAATCGATATGACCATAGCTTTGTCGCAACGACACTTGTTAGTAGTCGCGGAACTTCTTTTTGCATCATCGGGTATTAAAAGACGCACAAGTCTGTTATTCACTTTTTTCCACCCAGCAAACTGGCCGTCTGACGGACAAGCATACGGAATAAAAGGTATGTTTTCTGCGCCGCAGAGGTCTGCGCGTCTGAGGTATGCGCCTCTGAGGTCTGCGCCGCAGAGGTCTGCGCGTCGCTGAGGTCTGCGCCGCTGAGGTTTGCGCCGCTCTTTGCTGCTATGACAACCAAATCTTTCATATTGCCTACTTTGTCGTCAGCGTAGATAGTTTTACCGTTTATCGTATTGATTTTCATATTGATAAAATTTTGATATAATTTTGATATAATTTTGATGTGAATAATTTGCTTTGAAAAAAAACCGCCCGCCTATTGAACAGAATAATTGGGAATTGCTAACCTTTATGATTGCGGCGGGCGGTCAAAATCAAAGAACGTGTGCGGGGATTGGCCGCCCCGCGCGGGTGTGTGGATTTAATAAATAATGCAGTTATACCATTCTTTCGGTGAAAATTTGCCAGCAGTTCTGCGCATCATCATATCGTAACCTTTAATAGTTGGTTGACCACTTTTTAATTTCACAAAATAATCAAGGTTTTGCCCGGAACGTCTGACGTATGCGAAAAGTTTATCTATGGCAGCTTTGTACATGTTCCAATTCTGCTTCAATTCTCCAAAAGTCGTTGCGGTGATTTCTGCGTTTTTCATTTCTTTGGGTTTTTAATTGTTTATAATTCCGTTTGATTTTGATGCAGCAAAGATACAATTTTATTTATATATATACACGTTTATATAAAAATATTTTTACACCGTTAAAACACACAATATCAAACAGTTATAAAACCATGTCGCGGTTTTTGCATATAATCTGCTGAATTTTTGCCGCCGATTTTCGCAAGTTTTCGCGCAATCCGCGAAAAAACCGAACGGGCGGAATCCACAGGAAACCGCCCGAAACGTCAACTATTTAAAAATCAAAAGATTAAACAAAAATAAGCTATAAGCAACTGAAAATCAAATGTTTACAGAAAGCAGATTCAGCGTGCAAACTCCGTCAGCCCATTGCGCCGACTCCACGACATAGGTCGCGCCTCGGAACGTGACCGCCTTCTCGTCGGATAGCTGCAGGAACTTGTAGAGCGGGAGCAACACCGACACTTCGACGCTGTTGGTGTTCATCGTGAACTTTCCGTAAGCCGCGCCCACTCCCTCGTCGTTGACTGTCTGCACATGCAACGCGCCGTCATGCGCAGCGTTCTCGTAAACCAGCGTCAGCATACCATTGTAATTTATGTCGCCGTTAGCCTGTTGCTGCACGTCGTCAACAAAGACCGATTTCTGGTCGTATTGGTTCAACTCCCAGCCTCCGTCGTTGAACGGTATCTCACCGATTTCGCGATCTTCTTCAAGATAATCGTTGCCTACGGGATAATGTCTGTAGAAACGACGACTTTCTTCCACATAACCAGCCGTCTTGCATCTTATTATATTTTTTTGCGCCCAGCCGTCTATGTATCTCTTGACGGTTCGCAATGAAACCACCTTCGCGCTGTCAAGGTTCAGCCACTGGGATAGACCTACTAGCATAGCGTCGAAAGGGACAATGTTGATTTCTTTTGTACCTTCATTCACCGACCAAGAGGCGCAAATCACCATGCAGTAAGAGTCGAGGTATTCATGAAGCGTCATGTTCGGCAAATTGTCATTTAAATTAACAACAGACCCGTTGGCGGGCATTCCGCTCACCTCTTTGCACGTAAACGCCGCCGCAATCGGCGACGTGTAGCCTGCAGGGTTCAATATTCCGCTGTTCCACTTCTCCACGCCGAACCAGCGCGTCCAATCCGCTGGGCTAACCACCGTGAACCACTCGCCCGTCTGCATGTCAAGCTCGCACCCGTCAACCCCAGACCATGTATTTTTGATGTCGTAGCCTTCGCCGCTGGCAACGACAACATTCTGACCACCCGCGAAAGTGACCTTTATCGGCCTCAGAGCCTCATAAGTCCACACGAGAATTCGGTTTCCGAATATGCCGCGACGATACCAACGCGCAACCTTGAACAGTCCCGCGTCGGAAAGAGTGCCTCCTGTCACAACCTCTGTAAATCCGCCCGTCCCTATCGGGTTCCCGCTGATGGACACGCCGTATTCGTTGTAGATGTACATTGTCGGCAATATCAACCCGTAAGCGTCCGCCTGGTACCTCCTGCCAAGACCTGCCGACGGATAGTTGACAGTATAGCCGTAATAATTTGCTATCGTGTCTATAAGATAACCCAAATTCGCGCAAGGAAACATGGACATCGGCGGGCACACTTCGCCGCTGAATTGCCCGTTCTCGTATTGATAGAATCCGAAATTCGGGATATGTCCGCCGCTGGTCGGCCGCATCTTGTCAGTGACCGTTGCGGATATGCTGAAAATCCAAGGCGGATAGACGGACAGCGCGTCCAGGATTTTACCGTACACGAAGAGCAACGAGTACCGCCCTCCGCTCCACTGGGTAACGTACAATTTTCCAGCCAGCACCACGCCATCGCACATCACGTTCGCCGTGATGCACTGCCGCACCCCATCCATAACGGGCTCTTCGTGATACGAGAACACCTTGTTGTTGTTCGCTGTCGCTGGAACGCTCATGTCGAAAGTTCTGTATTTCCCCCCGCCGCCTTCGAGCAGCCAGTTGGACTTATAATCAAATCCGATCTTCGTGCCGTCGTCAGTGTCAAGTACATAGTCTCCGCATTTTATGTATATATTGTTCATTTCTAAAAAGTTACAATGTTTTTGTAATTTACTGTAAATTCCAAATCGACATCACTAACCGCATCCGCCGTCGGATAATCTCCGCCGACAATGACGGGTATTCTTGACACGGCGTAACCCTGACCGTCGTTGGTCTCCGTAACTATACATACATCTCCGCTGCTAAGAATGTCCTTGTAATACTCGAAGTCTTTCGGCGTGAGCCTCTCAAAGACAGCAACGAAACCGCCGACCGCCGATTTCGACGCGCTCGGAGTGAACATCCTTGAATATTCCGCCGTAGCCGATATTCGGTCGCTGCTCCTGCGAATCTTCGCAACTCTCGCCTTGTAACCTCCGTCAACCGAAGACCACCACCTCATCAGCACACTGTCCGACTGGCATTCTTCAGCCCATATAATCCGCGATTCCGCCAACGGGTCGCCGTTGCCGTCCAACAACCTGACATATCCCGCTCGCGAATACGGATTCACGTTCCATGCAACGGCGGATCCGTATGGGATTCCGCTGTTCGTCTGAGATGTCGCTACGTCCATGATTGCATTGTTAGCGTCAAACACCGCGACTGTTTCCGCCGTTCCCGCAATTCTGACCACTATAGCATTTTGACCGTACCCGACGGCACGGCTGAACACGAATGTGTCGGGCAGCAGATGCTCGAAAGGTCTGTCGGCGTGCCATTGCAATAGACCTCCGACATCCGCTATTGAAATATTTATGACGCTCGTACCTATCTCGTTACCCGCGCTGTCGTAGCAACCGAAAGACATCGTCGCAGTGGTCAAGATGTCGGCAAGTGTCGGCGGCGATTTTTTCACATAGTTCGCAAAAAAGACATCATTTAGCGGAAAATACTGTGTCTTGGAAGTCCCGAAGCCGACCTCAGCAGTGACGATTTCTCCGCTTGGGAAATTAATTGATACAATAGCGGATGCCATCGTTCCTGCAATTAGCCTTATAACGCACGGATTCTGCATAAAAAATACGACATGGCCTGAGCCGATGTCGTTGCACGACAACAACGGCAATCCAATATAGCCGCCGTCCGCCAGTGTGTATCTGTCTGAAAATTTCATAATTTGTTGATTTATAATTGTTTTACTTTGTTATTCTCCATATTCACTCGGCGGACGAATGTCGTGAATTCCTTGTAATCAAGAACCGGCGCCGGCATTGCCGCCACCGCATTCGCAAACGCCGCCGCCATGCGGTCGTAGTCTATCCGCGCCGCCGGAATTCCCTTCGTGATAAGGTCAAAGAGGTGCTGCTGCTGATCCAACGTCAACACCATCTCGCGGCTGTTGACCTTCGCCGTGATTCTGTCGCCCGTATAGCTTGTACCGCCAACGATACCGCCTTTCTCGAAGGCCGGCGCACTCGGCACGCTCGCCGCCTTTATGGCCTTTATCACCGCCGCAAACTGAGCGGTTACCGCCGCCACGTTCGCCGCGATGCGGATTGCAAGAGTGTATGGGTCGCCGGCTGTCGAAACGCTGGTCGCCGCCGCGATGGCCTGCGCCATTGAAATCGTAGCGTCAACGATAGCCATAGCCTTTTTGAACTTTTCGTATGTTTCCGAATCACCAGCCGCCGCCTCGTATAGGTCTGACAGAGCACCAGTTACGGCCTGCATGGTGTCCGCCACCTCTTTAGCCTGAGCCTGCAACGTTTCCGCGCTTTTTTCCCGTGCAGCCAGCATCTCCGATTCTGCATCCAGCACCGCCGTCTTATATGCTTCCTCCGACTCGAAGAGCGCGGCTTTGGTCTGCGTGTCCATGTCAATCAATGAACGGTAATATTGAGCTGTCCGCTCCGCCTCGATCCTTGACTGCTCCGCAGCGTTTCCGTAAATGGCGTTCAGCCTCTCTTGGAAACCGTTTGCCAAACCAAGCGCGGTTTTTTCGTAATCATCGCGTATTTTCTGCTGTTCGGCGGCTGTCGCCTCTGCCGCTTTTTTCGACGCTTCTGCGGCAGCCTTTGCCGCCTCCTCGCTCATTTTAGCGATGCTCTCCTGCTGGGCTTTCAGCTCGGTTTCGTCAATCTTCGCAAGTTCGCGCTGCTTTGCCTCCTCCAACAATATTATTTGTTGGTTTATGGCTTTTCGCGCATCTACAGTCAGGGTCTTTTCAGTTTCAAGCCGTTTGTTGAGGTCTTGTATTTGGCGGTCGTATTGCTGCGATGTGGTGACGCGCTGGCGTTCCAGTTCATTATCTATCGCCTCGGCCTGCAAATCCTCAAGTTTCCGCATTTCCGCCTGCTCCACTTGCAACGCCTTTTCTTTTTCTTGTTGCTGCTTCATCCAAGCATCGTGAGCCTTCCGCCGAGCTTCTTCCTGTTTGCGTGCCGCCGCTTCCGCTTCGGCGGCTTCCTGCTTACGCGCGTTGGCCGCGCGGGCCGCTATACGTGTTGTTCCTGTCAAGTACTCTGTTTCGGCCCTCATCACCGCCGCCCGCGCTTCGGCGATTCGGTCTTTCGCCTCGTCGCTGGTGTTCACTTCCTGATTATAACGTTCCTCGATGATTCGGGCGTTTTCTTTTGCTATTGCAACACGTTCTGCGAGGTCTTTCTTTTCCAGTTCATCAATCTTTTGGAATATCTTTTCTCGCTCTTGGAAAGTCAATGTCTCGTCTGCGCGTTCTTGCTTCTTCAGTTCTGCAATCTGCTTGGAACGTTCCGCACTTGCCAGCGTGTACGCTCGTTGTTGGTCTTGCAGTTTGTCCTCGGCGGTTACCAGTTCCGCAGCTGCTTTGCTCGCCTCTTTGAATGAAGGCACGAGGAAACCGATAATGGCGGATGCCGCCGAAGTGATGCCGCCGACGACCTTTGCCACGGTTTCGGCGAGGGCTACGAAAACAGTCTTAACGGCTGTTATAATTGGCTTTAGTTTTGCCATAGCCTCCGAAAGAGCAGTACCCGCATCGTCGGAAGAGTTAAAAGCCTCTTTTAGCTTCTCAAAGATTTTCACCAGCGCACCCACGGCGGCGGCAATCCAACCCACGGGAGTAGTCAACAGCATCTTACCGAAACTCTTGACCGCCTGCCCAGCTGCCTTCAATGATTGTTTGAAACCGCCAGCGAAAAGCTGCGAAATTTTCATCACATTGCCGTTGAGTCCTAACAATGCCGACTGGTAATTGCCGACATTGCGTTGGAAATCGCCCATCGCGCCGTCAGCCTCTTTCAACGCTTTGTCAAGGTCTTGAATGTTTTTCAACATTGCCTTTCCCTCCGCGCTTTCGCGCTGCGCGGCGGTCAACCCTCTGTACTCCTGTTTCAATTGTGCCAACTGCGCGGACAATTCCACCAAGCTGTCACCAAATTTGCGGTCTCCCTGCGTGGCGATGTTCAGCTGCGCGGTGTACATCTTTTCGGCGGCTGTCAATTCCTTCAAATCGGCGGTATTTTTCGCCATTTCCGCGCTTATGTCCTTCAACCGCGTTGCCTGCTCGTGTGTCAACGTTCCGTTGATCCTCAACTCCTCGTTGATAGCCTTCTGCTCGACCTTCAGTTCCTTGTTGGCCTGCTTCACGGCATTGATTCGTGCCTGAATAGCAGCCAAACGCTCAGACGATTCGCCAGCGTTCACCTCTACTTCAATGATTATTTCATCAACTTGTGCCATATCTTGAAAATTACATTATTTTCTTATTTCAGTATATTAGTAAGTATTTTTTATTTTTAAACCAAATCTATATATATTTTCCTAATACGTACTTTATATATTATATATAATATTTATAATAATATAATAATATATATAATAACATATTGTGTTTCAACGGTTTCAGCTCTATTATAAAAAAGGTAAGTTTTACAGAATCAACAAAAACTTACCTTGAAAAAAGCATATCGCGCACCGCCCGCATCGCCTCTCTTGGAATCTGGTCGTTGAGAGCGTCCACGGCGGCTTTGACTTCAGGACCTATGATCCACTCCTGCGGCTCGTGGAAACGTTCCGTGCCGCCGCGTTTCTCAATGCCACTGACGATGGCTTTCGCGCTCGGCAAATCCTTTGCCCCGCTCCGCATCTTTTCCTCCCTCCATTGTGCCGCCTGCTCGATTGTCGGCACTTCGTCGCTGCCGTATTGGATACTATCCAACGGAGCGACGTCGTCGCCACGATAGACGAGGCGGACGGACGTGCCGCCCGCCTCTGTCGTGACTTTGAACGCCTCCGAACTACTGCCGCTGGCGTTCACCCACCGCTCGCCCTTGCTGGTGCGGTAGCGTTTAGCCATATTAGCCTGAATCCGCTCGCGGCATTCGTCGAGGATTTTCACCGCCAACGCCTTAACGTCCTCCATCGGTTTCAGTTTCCTGCGTTTCGGGTTCGGGCGTGGGTTCGGGCGTGGGTTCGCATTTCTTCTCGAAATCCTCTACAATCTTCTTTATTTCCTTCTTTGTGTGTTTTTTGATGTTCATAATTATCTGATTTTTAGGTGATTATTCATTAAAACCCGTGGTATTGCCCATCCACGTGGCGACGTCCTTATCGGTGGAATAGGTCACGCCTCCCACCGTTTGCGGCAATTCTGCTCCGAATGTGAAATTAAATGTCGTTCCGTCGTCGGAGATTTGGAAAGTGCACGACTGGAACATAGCATAGTAGCAGTTAGTAGCCAGCGTGGTGGCGGGCAACGTGAAGCCGTCGGGCAACGATGCCAATGATGTGCACGAAGCAAACATAGCATAGTAGCAGTTAGTAGTCAACGTGGTGGCGGGCAACGTGAAGCCGTCGGGCAACGATGCCAATGATGTGCACGAATTGAACATATAATAGTAGCAGTACGAAGCCAGCGTGGTGGCGGGCAGCGTGAAGCCGTCGGGCAACGATGCCAATGATGTGCAAGAATGGAACATATAAGAGTAGCAGTTAGTAGCCAGCGTGGTGGCGGGCAACGTGAAGCCGTCGGGCAACGATGCCAATGATGTGCACGAAGCAAACATAGCATAGTAGCAGTTAGTAGTCAACGTGGTGGCGGGCAACGTGAAGCCGTCGGGCAACGATGCCAATGATGTGCACGAATTGAACATATAATAGTAGCAGTACGAAGCCAGCGTGGTGGCGGGCAACGTGAAGCCGTCGGGCAACGATGCCAATGATGTGCACGAATTGAACATATAATAGTAGCAGTTAGTATCCAGCGTGGTGGCGGGCAACGTGAAGCCGTCGGGCAACGATGCCAATGATGTGCACGAAGCAAACATAGCATAGTAGCAGTACGAAGCCAGCGTGGTGGCGGGCAACGTGAAGCCGTCGGGCAACGATGCCAATGATGTGCACGAAGCAAACATAGCATAGTAGCAGTTAGTAGTCAACGTGGT